ACTTTATAGCCCTGCTGTAAAGATTTACAAAGTTTTTGAGTTTATCTTTAGCAGTTCCGACTATCTGAGTAAACATGTTATCAGAAGAAGTTACATTCTTGACATCTTCATATAAATTCCCACCAGGAACTCCATAACGCATCTCTTGAAAAGTCACACTTGCTTCAATGACATTATTTCCATCTTTTATATACTCTTCAGTCCTTGAAATATCTCTGATTACCATGTTTTTATAAACATGATTTCTTTTCAACAGAATTAGAACCTGTTTGTCATCTTCTTTCCAGTATTTTTCTAATGCTCCCATTTTTAACCTTGCCATTTTCCCAAAAAAAACAATATCCAAAGTCAGTTCTTTAGCTTTAAAGTATCTGTGATCATTATCTTCATATCCTAGATAAGTCTTTCTTGAAGTTATATCTTTCTGAAAATTTATCTCATTTGATAAACTATGGAACGGTATCACTCCAAAGAAACCATCTATTTTATCTAAATCCCATAAGCTCATTTTCTATCCTCCTGACCTTGAATAATGTATTTTAAATATATCTTTAAGCCTTGTATTTTCATTAATTCCATGACTTGTTTTTGAACCATTTAAAACTATCTCAACTTTATTATTTACTTCTTTAGTATTCCCACCTAAAAATTTTTCTTTTATATGTTTAAATAATTCTGCTGCACCTTCTTTTCTTTGTGAATCAAGTAAAGCTTTTCTTTTTGCTTCGAATAAGTCAGCTCTTTTTATTTCATTTACAATTGAATATCCTGTTTTTTTCAGAACTTCCTGCAACCCTTCTATTGCGGAAACTATTGCTTTCTGTTCCTCAATATTCTCTTTGTTTTTTGAACTTCCAGAACCGCCACCTCCTTTGTTGCCTTTTCCTTTACCTTTTCCACCACCTCCACCTTTTCCTCCTTTTTTACCTTTTCCACCGCCTGAGCTTCCACCACCTGTTCCACCTTTCATTTTTCCATACGGATTAGTTTTATTTCCCTTATTCTTGTTTCCACCTGGCATTTTAAATCTTTTCTTTCCTGTATTATTTTTAGTGGAATTAGCACTCATTTCATTTTTTCTTGTTTGAACAGAACTTCTTCTATCGTTTGCAACTCCTGCTGCTTTATCAGATAAACCTTTAATTGCATTTCCTCCTGCTTTTACAACTCCACCTATTGCTCCACCAATCAAAGGAATACCAGAAACCATATCTCCTATTTTATTGACTGCATCTGCAAACATACTTAAAATTCTGGAAACTGCCGTAGCAGCAGCAGCAACAATACTATCAAATATATTTAAGACGATATTCTTCAAATTTATAAATCCTTGAGCCGCAAGTGGAATATTATTAGTAAAAAGTCCAACTATAATATCAATTATTGATGAAATAAAATCTGTAAAACCATCCCATAAAAGCATTAAAGCATCTACCAAAAATTGCCACGATTCTAAAATAGCTGGAACTACATAATCTACAACGAACGCCACCATCATTTGAAATCCTTCACTAATGGCATTTATTATTTCCTGTACAGTAATCCCAACACCTATCCATTCAAGAAATCCATCAATTATAGCAAAAATATAACTTTCTCCCGTCATTAATCCATTCCACAAATCCCAAAGAACAGCTATAACTAAGGCAACTATTCCAACTACAACAAGCAATGGAGTTCCAAGTGTTGCAAAAAGTCCTCCAACACTAACAATAATTGGTACTAAAACTAAAAAAGCTCCTGTTAATCCTGTTATTGCCATTACGATAAGAGTTAATCCTGAAGCAAGTTCAGGATTTTTTTCTGCCCATTTTTGAAAACCTTCCAGAACATTAGCAATAACGTCTAAAACAGGTTTTAAAGCTTCACCTATTCTTTCGAAAATCGCCAGTTTAATCCCATCTATTTTCGATTGTATATTAGCCAGTTTGCCAGAAAAAGTGTCAGCCGCTTTTGCTGACATTCCAGCTACTCCAGGAACTTTACCAAGTGCGACAAGATAATTATAAATATCCTGCTCGTTCTTTTTAACTTCTGTTGATACTCCTTTGAATGTAAATATTACTTTATCTCCCGCATCTTTAGCTTTTACTCCAAATTCTTTTAATCTCTCGTTTTCTCCAGTCATTGCATCAAGTACTGCTTCAACGTACTGGTCAACTTCTTTACCTTGTGATTTAGCTACATCAGTAAGTTGAATAAATTCCTCTTTCGTTGGCTTTAGCCCTCTATTTATGAGTTTGTTAAATCCGTTTCCTACTTCATCTATTGAAAGTTTAACTTCATTAGCGGTTTCTCTTATAATCTGCATTGCAGCTGCTCCTTCAGCTGCTCCGCCAAGAGCATTTGAAAGTGTAGTTTTTAAATTTTCAAATTGCATTCCAGTCTGTGCAATACCCCCAGCTATTCCTTTAGTAAATCCAATAAGTACTGCTCCATTTACAACTGATGATAACTGTCCCTCTACATCCTTCATTTTATTCATGAAGCCTTTTAGTCCACCTTCAGCTGGTGTTGATGAAGAAACAGGAGTTTTTGGAGTAGGAGTAGGAGCTGTTTTAGCATTATTCTGAAACGAAACTGGTATCTTTATTTCTTTAGAAATTCTCTGCTTCATTGCTTCTATCTGCTTTTCTCCACGTACATTAAAAGTCAAGTCTATCTGAGCTTTCAATGCTGATTTTATCATTGTATTTATACTCTGTAGTGCTTTTTTTAAACTTGCCATGTCAGCTTCTATTTTTAAAGAAACCAGTGTTTCATTTGCTTCTGCCATTTATTCCCACCTCCTACTTTTTTCTATGAAGTTCATTCAAAAAACTTAAAGTATCAGCCATTTGCTTATCACCCCAGTTTTCATCTATATCATAAGGATTAAGATTAAATTCATGTGCAATTATATGTGCGTTTTTTAATCTTGCATCCATTTTTTCATACTGTAACCTATAATTTATCTGCCCATTACTTTTAAGATTCACTGCTGGGATTTATTGCAATATTTGTCGCAAAAATGATTAAATTCATTATGCTCATGAATGTCAATTTATCCACAACAGTATCTGGAATTTGAAATAATTCCTGTGTCAAAGTTATGAATTTATCCAAAGAATCATCTTCCATTCCTGAAAAATCTCCACTGTCTAATGCTCCTGTAAAATTCCCTGCATTTATTAAGAATCTTGTTAATTTTCTTGCTTTAGGATTAATCAACTGAACACAAACAAATCCTTTTTCTCCATCATCTCCCTCACCTTCTAAATAAACTTTAAAGACTTTATTTGGAAGTCCAAAATGTCTTTCTTCTCCTAAAAAAGCTCCTAAAAAAGGCTTTTCTCCAGGTTCTATTCTTTTAAATTGTAATTTCTTTTGCTTATTTTCCATTATTTTTTACCCCTCTATGATATTTTCTTTTCTTTTCTTGTTCCTGCAAGTTTTAAAGTATTTGTTGGAGCTTCTTCTGTAAAAGCACCTTCTGAATCAAGTTCGGATAAGATATTTCCGTCTTCATAATATGTTATCACTGTTTGACCATCTATTGTTTCATGCGTTTCTATCTCCAAAGTTGGATATTTGTTATCTTTTAAAAATTTCAGAAAATCTAAAATTCTTTCCATTACTTTTACTCTTGGTGGAATTGAAATAGTAAGTTCATAAGGAACATTAGCTATAATGGAGTAAATATTCTTACCTCTTGTTGTCATTCTTCTGCTTGTTTTATCCTCTGCTGTTTCTATTTCAACTGCATCTTCATCAAGTTCATCTATTATAAGTTCTCTTCCAGAACCCCTTACTAATATGAATCCCTCTCTCATATATGCCATATATCTTTACCTCCCTAATTTCCATTTTTTGAATTTAATATAACTTGTACTTTTGATTTGATTATTGCACCTTGAAACCAGCAATTATATTTAATTTCAACTTCTCTGTTGCTCATATTTACAACCTTCACTTCAAAAGCATTTGTTCCTTCTTCAATAATGTCATCGATATCATAAATTATTCCTCTTGTAGCAAATTCTCTAAGAATCGAAGTACCATTTGAAGCTACTTGCTGTCTTCCTGCTTCCTTTGTAGAAATTTTTTCTCCTCTTGTATTTCTTTCAACTATGTATTTTGTTATACCAATTCTCATATATTCATCTATTGCTATTTTTGCTAATGTATAATCAAACCATGTTATTCCATCCATAGCCTTTCCATAATAAGGGATAACCATTTGTTCTTCTTCTGTTACAATATTAACTCCAGTTGAAGATTCTCTCTGACTTCCAACTAGCTCCAATATTTCAGATAAAGTATAGTTTGATCCTGTAATTCCATTTAATTTAATGCTCGCAAATGGAACAGAACCTGGAAAAAAATTTCTTATTGTTGCAAGAAGATTTGTAATTTGACCTTCATTTTTATCTGTTGCAATATAAAATCCATTATCCACTTTATTTTCTTTTGCTATTTTAAGATTCACTTCTTTTGTAAAGTTAGATGCACCTTGAAATAAGAAAACATAGTCTATAGATGTCCCTTTTCCAAAATCCAAAGCTTCTTTTACATCTTTTTCTTCTGCTACAGGAACAACTGTGTAAAACCATTTTCCTTTCCAACGACTATCTAACCCTTGCAAGATAGAAGTGTACGTTGTAGAAGCCGTATCATCTCCATAGACCCAAATAAAATCTGGTTTTGTTGAAGCACCGAAAAAATCTCTTACTAAAATAACTTCTTTATCTGTTTCTTGAAACCCTAAATCTATCAGTTCTTTTGTAGATGTAATTGCTTTAGGTAAATTACTTCCATTTGAAACTTTTTTTGCTTTAGTTACTAATAAAACACTTGTAAAATCTCTAGTTGTCAGACTAAGTGCCGCATTAATAGCCGCTATGTTTACTATTGCATTTCTGCTCATTTTAACCTCCGTTTTCTATTTTTCCTTTTATTTTAGATTTTTCTATATAATCTGTTTCATAACTATAGAATGTATCCGCTGTAAACTCTAAACTGTATACTTTCTCATTCATTATCTTATTGTTTATTATTGTGTCACTTTCACTTATAAAATCTAACTTCTGTATTTCTATTTCAGATACATATTCGAAATCAAAGTTTAAATCTTCTACAATATGATTAAATATCTTATTTTTACTTAAAATTGTATCCATATTAAGCACTTGATCCTTATCATACAGTTTTATCATCATTTTATAAGTTCTATTACTTCTGTATTTAAATTCTATTCTATCTTTCTTGGATATTTCTTCTTTAAAAGTTGTATAGTCACTCATGCTTTTTGATTGAGTAATTTCATAAGTTAAAAATGGTTTGTCTATTTTTTCAAAATAAGAATTCTGAAAAAAAGAATGATACACAGCTGCTTCTATTCCCAACTTCGTAAATATATTAAAGAAAAGCGTATTTAATTCAGTTTTATATGAATCAAATGTTATATTATCTATATAGTCAGTTAAATAAAAAGTATAATAATTTTTCAATTCATCTTTTATTTTTCTAACTTCTATTAGTTCGTACTTCTTTTTTTCATAAACAATGTAATCTCCACTTGTTATTTCAAGCTTTTCTGTCGCTTTATTGTTATCAATTGCTAATGTCGGAATTCGTATAATTCCAACTAAATTTTCTCTTGTATCTATAGATTTGATTGGATTTATACTAGAATTATAGCTTTGATAATCAATGTAAGCTTTAAGTTTATACTCTTTAAATTCTTTTCTGATTATTCCTTTATCATTTGTTTCAGAAAGTAATTTAAAAAATTTATATTCTTTTTCTTTTTCATAAATCTGACTTATATTCATTATCCTCTACCATATCTTCCCTTTCCATTTATACTGAATGCAATTGATTTCACAAGAGTTCCTGTGTCAATAAGAGGATCATTAAATCCTTTTTGTTTAATTGTGCTTGGAGCATTTCCTGGACTTTTAAATCCATATATTAATGCTTTATGTTTATTATTAATATCTGTTCCAATTATTGTTCCAGCATTCATAATGTCATCTTTATTTTTAAGATACATACCAACAAAATTATTTTTATTGTCTTCTACATATTTATTCAGAAATTCCAGCACATTTCTCGAAGGAATTCTGCCATCTCTTGTTCCGTAAAGAAGTACAGCATAAAGATTTACGGCTGTTATGTTTTTGGCATAATGTCTAGCGTCAGGAAAAATACCACTTTTTATAACCAGTAAAGGTAATTTTATTTTAGTTTCCTTTTTTATAGAAGTTGAAACATTTAACTTCACTGTGAAACTTCCTTTAAATCTTGACATTATTTCCCTTTTGCTTTCTTTTCTTCAACCAACTCTATCTTTCCTTCACTTTGAGCAATTATACGTTCCATTCTCAAATCAAAGTTATCTATTTCTTGCGTTCCAGCTTCAAATTCTACTTCTTCTCCTGTTTGATGTATTACAAATTTGACAGGTTCTTTAATATTTATTTTCACCTAACTACCTCCTAACTGAAAAGATGAAGTCCATGATGTTTTTTATTTGCTATTTCATCAGCAGTTGCAAAATCATCTGTATATTTTCTTATTAATGCCCTGAAATTTTGCCCCGGGATTGTCTGATCTAAAGCTAAATCATTTAATCTTGCTTTCCAGTTTTCATTATTATTAGGCAAATTAAGACTTGTAGTTTCTTTCAAGTTCATTAACAAAAAATGCTGCGCTAAATATTTAGTTAGTATTTCTTTAACTTTATTAGGAATTGAAACAGTAACATCTTCCAAAAATATTACCGCTTCATCAATCTTTGAATTTATAATACTGTCAGAAATCACAAATTCACCATTTATTTCTTTGAAATTCAGTTCCGAAATTCCAGCTCTCACATCTTCAACTTTCATGATTATTCCTCTATTTTTTCAATATTTTCTTCAATCTGCTTTATAAGCTCTTCTTTACTTGCTTTTTCATCAGAAATATAATCCTTGAATACTTCAACTATTTCTTTTTTCTTTATTCTTTCATCTTTAAATTCTTCTAGCTGACTAAATAATTTTGCTTTCTTTTCCTGCAATTTTGTTTCCTTGTTCATATCATCAACTATTTTTTCAGAATTCATATTTTCTGTTTCTTCTCCTGTAACTATTTTTATATAATCTCCATAGTCTTTAGCAAAAGTTTCTAGCTTTTCTACGTTTTCAGCATCAAGTTCAACTTCTGTTGTTCCCTTTGTAAATTTAAGCCTATTTCCTTTTTCAGTAGTTATTTGAGGTATTATAAATACCTCAGCTAACTTACATATTATTAATGTTTTCATTTTTCCTCCTATGCAGTTGTTAATTCCATAATCGAATCTGGTCTAAATGCAACTATTTCTGATAATTTTTCTTCAACTGGAACATATGTTGTTCTTGCTATTTCCCATTCATCAGCAGTTGCTTCTTGTACAATTATAGTTTGAAAGTTTTCAGGAACATCATCTAAGATTAATAAAGTTGGCTTATTAGTAGTTTTATTTATTAAATTCTTAACAGGTACTATTCTTCCAAATAATCCAAGTTCTTGAATAACAGCCAATCTTGTTTTGTATTCCTGTGTGCCGTAACTTTTTAATAATTTTGCATGTAATGAATTATCTATTACTAAAGTTCTAGCGTTATATTTTCCCGTTACTCCTGTTTCAAATTCAAGATGTGCTGCAGTTAAAGCATCTACAATTTGTTCTCCTGTTGCTGTTGCAAAATTCACACCTAAATTATATGTTCTTTTTCCATCCACAGTTAAAAGACCTTGTCTTCCTAGCTTTGCATTTCCGTGTATCAATTCGTTGTTTTCTGCTTCAGAAACTGCATAGAATGTTTCAGAAGATTTTAAATTAAACATTTGAATCTGTTTTTCTCTTTCAACTGATAAAATTCTATCTTTTTCAGCAATAGTAAATTTATGACCTGATCTTATCCAGTGTAATTTTGCAAATGCATCTTCTCCATCAACTTCTGTGAAAGGAATATCATCATCTCTTTCTGCAACTACTTCTGCTACTCTTCTTGAATTTGTTTTTCTATATGTAACATATTTATCTCCTATCTGAACTCCTACCTGTTCACCACCAACTGGAACTAATGACCTTCCTAACAGCTCATCTTTTCTTTCCTCTAAAACTACTCCCAACGAAACCATAAATGCCGTTGCTAATTGATATGTCTTATTATTATATTTGTTAAACATCTATATCCCTCCTTATATAATCCCTTCTAATACTAATACTGCCAGTTCTCCAGATTTAGCAGTTGTTTCAAAATATCCTTTTATTGCTGTTCCTGTTGCCGCTTTTACAAATTCTCCTGTATTTTTTACTCCGGCTTTATCACCTTTAGCAACATTTTCTGCTACTTTCACAACTATATTTCCTGATTGCAAAATCGAAGCAGTTGTTGGATTTTCTATAATTCCTTTATCATTATCATCTGTATGCATAACAACTCCTGCGAATGTTCCTGTTGTAAACGGTTTTACCGCTCTCATTCCATCAGTAGTACTCCATTGCACAGCTTTCCCTATTGTTATTTTTTCATCTATAACATCACATATTCTGCTTCTTCTATCAGTAGTAAAATATGCCTCCTGTCCTAATTTCATAATTAATTACCTCCATTTCTTTTTTTAGAAAAATAGCTATTGTCAATTTTTAATGTTAATCCTGCTTCAGATTCATTAAATTTACCTTTTTCACTTGCTTTTGTTTCTTTATTCATTTCTGATAATGTCTCTACACTAAAATTAAACATTTCTTTCAGATCTTCTACTTTAGCATTTTCTTTAGCGTTGAATTTTGGATTCACTTCCTTGATTACTTTTTCCATTATTTTTTCAACTGCTTCTTTTTCATCAATAGAATTTAAAACTTCTTTAGCTTTAGAAATTATTTCCTTATTTTCTATTTCTGTAAGTAAACTATTATATTTTGTTTCCAATTCTCCATATTTTGTTGTTAATTCCTTTTTTTCTGTTTCTAAAGTAGTTTTTTCTGCTGCCAATGTTTCTTTTTCAGTTTCTAAAGCATTGTATTTTTCTTTGAACTCTCCATTTTCTTTTTGAAGATTAATAGCTTCCACTAATAATTCCTCAGGTGTTAATTCTTTTCCGTTAAATTTTAATTTCATTTTTTCCTCCTCATAATCTAAATAGTTATATATAAGTTTTACATCACTACCCGCCCTACCTTTTCCAGATAATATCGCTACATGATTAGCTATAATATCTTTTTGGATGTACTGATTATCTTTTATATTCTCTGTTTCTGCCATATATCCAGCACTTAATTCGATATTTTCTCCATTTTCATATCTTTGTTTTATAAAATCTACAGTTTCTTTATCTTCTATCTGTAAAGTAGCTCCTAAACAATCCTGATTTTCAAAAATTTCAATTATTGTTCCTTTTCCGAATTCTGAAACATTTTCAGAATTAATCATTGTTAATTTCCCATTTTTTTCAGGATGTTCAAGAGTAACTTTTTTGTGCAAAAACGAATTCTTCGTTTCTTCGCTAAAAAGAATATCCTTAGGTATTTTTTCTCTTAATACCCCTTCTTTGTCCATATATTCCATAAAACTGTCTGCTTTTAATATATTCCCTTTTATCTGTAAAAAACCTTCATTTGTTTCTGTCAATTTTGGTTTTTCAAACTGATTAAGATTATATCTACTATGCAACATTATTCAATGCCTCCTCCATTGCTTTTTCATCTATAGCCATTTTGCATCTGCAACCCCATTCCTGTTTTGGTAATATTTTTGCACTGTCTTCACCCACACCTTTAAGCAAATTTCCATTCATATCAAATAATTTTCCTTCTCTCCAGGAATGTTTCGCCCTTACCCTGTCATCATGTTTAGTTACCCATATAAATCCCTTTATTCCTAGTTCTTCCAAAATGATTTTTACATATTCTGCTTGAGTTTCTCCTAAAACATTATTTGAATTTAATAGATCTGAATAACCCATTCTTTCTTCCACTTTTTCTTTTGCTTCCTGCCATTTATCTTTTAATACAAAATCTTCTGCTCCTGTTTTAGATTTTCTAATCACTTCATTTATATAATACGCTGTTCTTTTCGCACTACTAAGATATAGCTCTTTTATTCTTTTGTCTGCTATGTCTACTGATTTTTTGAATAATTCAGAAGTTATTCTATTTTTGAACTTTTCTCTGTTCTTTTTGCTTATTCCCTCAATTATCAATGCTAATGTATAAGCTAAAAGGACTTTGTTTATTCCAAATATAGTCCTGTTCTCTTTTTCTTTAAAATTTTTAAGTGCTTTTTCTATCTCTTCTTCATCATCAACATTGATGTTATTTTCTTCAAGATATTTCATAAACTTTTTTGTCTTGCCTTTCAATATTTTCAGAAGCATTTTTTCTATTTTTATATCTATATCAAATTCAATCATTTTAGCTCAACTCTTTCAGTAGTGCTTCAAAGTCAAAATCTTCTTCACCTAATTTTTTAATTATTTCAGCTATTTTATCTTTTTTTTCAATCAGTTCATTGTTTGAAACTATATTCAAAGCTTTTTCAAGATATTCAAGCTTTTTAGTGTCAAGTTCAACTCTCTTTAAATCATTATCAATCTGCTCTGCAACAGTTGGCTCTAACAAATTAGGTAATTCAACCTTATAACGTTGGTCTATTTTTAGTTCAATTAAAACTTTATCAATTAAATTATTTGTTATCGGTAGAATATTTTTATTGAAATATCTTCTTAAATACTCTGCGTACTTTTTTGCATCCTCTTCAGAACCAGCCAAAGTTCCTTGAGTATTTCCTGCCAATCTCTGTTTTGGAATGTTAGTGTGTATTGATAGTATAGTCAAAACCGCATTTATATATTTTTCTGGATCTATTCCACCAGTAGAATTTATTACTTGCATTTCATCATCTTTTCCTATTACAGCTAAAGTAGAAGCATTTATCTCTTCTTCCTTATCTCTAACTCCACCGCTTTCCTTTATTTTATCCATTGTATTTACGTCTGTTTTATAAATAAGAAAAACTGCCCTGTATATTAGCTGTCCTATGCTCCATTCTGTACTATCCAAAATAACCATTCTGTCAAATAAAGAAGTAAATATTGATTCTCCTATCAACCTTTTATGTTCATTTATTCTTGAAAAAATCACTCTGCTTGGATGGATTTCTGTCTTAACTGACTGATTGTAATATCCGTTATTAGAATAGTTTTTTACTTGAAGTTCTGTTACTTCTCCATAATTCAATTTTAACTTAGAATTTTCAACTTTAATTTTTACTATTTCTGTCTTATCAAATACACTTAATCCTTTTATATGATATTTTTCTCCTAATTCATCAGATGTTTCTTTTTCTTCGTTGTGAAATGCATTTAAATACATTACCGCATATCCAAACTTTCTGACTTTTTCCATAAATTCCATTATTTTTTCTAAATAATCAAGCTCATCAAGTTTATTCAAAAGCTTTTTTGTATTCTCTATGTCTTCTGTTCCATCTGATTTTAGAACTGAAATTTTAAGTCCATTTTTTAGAACGTCTTCAATCGGAGCGTTCAATATTATTTTTGCAAGGTCATTACTCCCAACTAAATTTTCTATTGTTACATCATTCAAATATTTTTTAACAGGAGCTTGCCTGTTCAATATATCTTTTCCTGAACCTTTTGTAGAATTCCTTGCATTACTTGCAAATCCATTATGTTTCATTTTCTTTTTTTTACTCATGTTTTCTCCTAAACTAATATATTATGCACTCCACCTGTGCTATATTTTTCAAGGGCATAACGTAATGCATCCATTAAGTGGTTATAATTATCTGCAGCCTTATTTATTGTTATTCCATTCTTTTCTTCCCAAACATAATTCTTAAATTCCATTATTGTATTTGTACATTTGGGATGTACATATATATCGAATTGTTGGATATACTGTATTCCCTGATTTACACTTCCTTTTCCTTTTGAACTCTGTTTTATTCGACTTATACCATAGCTTCTAATTTCTTCTATTGATTTAGCTTCGGCACAATCGGCTGTAATCTCATCTTTTGAGTATCCCCTTATTTTTATTTCTTCTGCTATTTCGTTATTTAATAGGCGTTTTTTATAGAACTCATCAAATATGAAAAGTCTTTTATTACTCAAATCAACTATTACCGCTATAAATGCACTCGGATCATTTGTAAAACCGAAATCTAGTCCAAATGCTGCTTCTAAGGAAAAGTCACTTCTTAATAATTTCACAGGATCAAATTCCAGTACTTCCCAGTTGTTATATACAAGACCTTCTGCAATTCCCCATTCGCCTAATCCTGCAACTCTAAAACGATTAGGTCTTTTTATTTTCATTTCCTCAAATCTTTTAAGAGTTACTTCATCAAGAAATTCATTCATTGTATAGTCCGTAGTTATTGCATATATCAAATCATCTATATATTCTCTTTCATAAGTATCGTTATAAAATCTTTTTCTTAGCCAGTGATCTTCAGACCATGGATTGAAACTTAAAGTAATCTGATGGAATAAATGTGGTGGTAGTATACCCCTTATACTTTCTTCCAATGTTTCAAACATTTCCTGTTTTTCAATCTGAAAAGCTTCTTCTATCCAGACAAAATTTAAATATCCTTGTGCTACTGTAATTGATGTTAATTTTAACGGATCATCTAATCCGGCAAATAAAATCTGTTGCCCGGTTGGTAAATAAGTTAATGTGTGTTCTCCTTTTGGAATCTTCCATAAATGATTTACTTTTAATCTGTTAATTGCCCAAATCAAGTCTGCTCTGCAACTGTTTCTTAAAGTATTAAATACACGCCTTATAACAAGCAAATTACTTTCGGGATATTTCATAATTCTGTAAATCATATTGATTGCTATAGTTTTACTTTTTTTGCTACCTCTCGAACCTTTGACAACTCTATAGAAATGTTTATCATTCCAGAAAAGATCATAATTTTTTCCGATAACATCTTTAATTTTTATCTGTGTCATCTATTATCACAACCTGTTCTTTTTCCTCAATCACTTGATTTTTATTTGCTTCAATACGAAGTTTTAGTTGCTGCAGTTCTTCACTTGTCAATTGTGAATCTATTTCTAGTAATTCAAACGAAGTTAACAGTTTACCTGTCCTTATTAAATCATTTCCCATTGCTTTTAAATTATCGTAAGCTTTTTTTATATCATTTATTTTCTTTATATCATTTGTCCCTTTTACTTCTTTCAAAACATTTATTATAATATTCCGTTTACTTATTTCTATATTTTTAAGCAATGTTTCCAAGTCAGGATAAACCTCTTCTACTATTTTATCTAAATATTTTTCCGTTCGTTCCAACCTTAACTGTCTAGCATTTTTGGACTTTCTGTAGTATGTTCTTTCCGATATGCCATACTCAGACTTTATCTCTTCTTTACTTTTCCCGTTTAAAATATCTTGTTGTATTTTTATTTCTTTTTCGATTGCACCAGTTATCTTTTTAGTGCGTTTCTTTTTTTTTGGTTCATTATTTTTTGGTGCAACTTTCTTTTTCCAGTTTTCTCTCTTTTTCCAACTGTTAATGGTATTTGCACTAACTTTATATTTTTTAGAAAGCCATGTTACTCCTGCACCATTTTCATATTCATTCTTAATTAACAATTTTATGTTTTCATTCATTGCCACCTTTTTCTATCCTCTCAATTGTGGAAAGTTATCATATATAAGTTCTATGATTTCTTTCTTTGATATGTTCGGAGTTGAAACTGCAACCTTGCTCCTGTCTCTTAAATATTTCTCAAGTACAGGTTTCAAATTTACTTTTTCTCTCAAAACAATTTTCATTTCTTTTGCACGAACCTTTTTGTCTGTTTCTTTTAATATTCTGATAGTTCCAAAACCTATAAACCTTAAATCAGATTTTATATTTAACCATTCCTGTTCTTGTTTTCTTGTTGTATTTTTTGTTTTTGAAAAAGTCAATATTTCTACATTCTTTATACTTTTTTCTTTTAATCTCTTTTTTCTTTTACAATAGATATTAAAACAGCACTTAAGCTTAACTCCACTATATTTAACCGCTGGCAACATATAAGTTTTATATAGTTCTATGCCCTCAAATTTATCTTTTTTGTACATATCCCCCGGCAGTACAAAAGCAACAAAATCTGAATGTTCTATGCTTCGCTTGATAAATTCAGTGTGTAAATTCCCAGCTTCTCCAAATGGAGGATTTCCAATTACAAGACTATCTTTTAAATATGGAATATCTTGCTTCAGATAGTCTCCTTTTATTATGTTTTCACTTTGTGGCTCTATGTCATATCCAATTGTTTTTTCAGGTAATCTTTTAAGAAAAGCCCCCGCTCCCGCACTTGGTTCTATAATTCTTGAAAATTTATTAATAGGCATTACATCTTTTTCAAGAACTTCAATTACTTTTTTAACGACTGAATCAGGAGTGTAATACTTATCATTATAAATCTTCGCCATTTTTTAACACCTCTTTAAATTCTTTTTTTGGTGCAATGTGGCGACAATTGGGGCAAATTAAGTCACTTCTCTCCCCCCCCCCCC